TGCTCCAGCTCGGTGCTCACGCCGCCGTTGTTGTGGCGGCGGTGCAGGTAGGCCACCAGCACCGGGGACCGCAGCTCGTGCGGCCAGGCCAGCAGGCGCACCCCGCCGGTGGTGACGTCGTCGGCCCCGGGGCGACCAGGCATGCCCGCGCGCGGCGGGACGGTCACGCTGTACTCCGGCGAGGTGACGTCGACGTGGATGGTCTTGTGGTCGTAGATGAGGGTGTGCACCTCGTCGTCGACCTCGAACAGCATCTGCACCACACCGGCGATGCGGTCCAGCGGGATGGGCCGCTTCTGCGGGGCGTACATGGCCAGCAGCGAGGTGTCGGTGAAGTCGATGACGGTGTCGGACTCGCTGAAACGGTCGATCCAGTAGCGCAGGGTCTGCGCCCGGTAGTCCTCGGGACAGTTCTTCAGGTAGGGGGCCGGGATCCGAAGGTAGCGGGCCAGGATGCCCAGCGCCTGCTCGTCGAGGGTGAGTTCGTAGGTGTCGCCGATGCGCAGCACGGTGGCGTCGTCACTGACGCTCACGCGGTTGAGGCGCACGACGACGCTCTGCCAGGACCGCGTCTCCAGACGGTCAATCAGCTCACCAACCTTCATACGGTTTTATCTCCGATCTTTACCGGGACTAAGTCCTAACTGTACCAGTTCAGATGCCTGCCTAGTCGTCGAAACCCTGTACGTCCCAATCGACCTGGATGCGGGAGGCCCCGCCCTCGGCGACGAGCCGCGCGGTCACGTACGGCACCACCAGGCCACCGGCGCTGGCCTGCAGGTGCTGCTGCAGCGCGGCGGTGTGCCCGAGGTAGGTGCCGTCGTCGGTCGAGCCGAGCGCGACCTCCTTGAGCACCGGCCCGATCCGGCAGCCCGGCCCCAGGTCGTCGACGCGCCGGATGACCGCCACCCGGTCGTCGCCGTCGGCGGCCACGGTGGCCACCAGCCGCCGCCCGCCCAGCACGGCCGTGGAGACCGGGCCGACGGTCGACAGCGGGATCTGCCGCGCCTCGGCGGGATCGGCGCTCCAGCCGTCGCGGCCCGCGTACTGCCACACCGGGGTGTCGATGTGCTCACCGGTGCCGCCCGGGTCGCTGACACTGGTGACTCCCACTCTCCCCCAAGGCTTCCGCGCCAGCCACACCTGGCCGTCGGTGCCGCTGCCGATGACCACCACAAAGCGGCCGGACAGGTAGATCCCCTCGGTGAAGTGCACCTGCGTGCCCTCGACCGTGATCGGCTCGAGGTACTCGCGTGCCACCTGGGTCATCATGTCGCGGTAGGGGTTGTAGTGGAAGTGCTGCACCAGCGCGTTGCCGTTGTCGTCGGCGGTCAGCACGTACAGGTAGTCGCTGGTGCGGCTGCAGGCAGCGGTCAGGAACCGCCCCTGCCCCTCGCTCTTGGCGTCGGCGCCGGGAATCAGGTAAGAGCTCCAAGGGATTTCGCGCACCCAGCCCGAGGAGATGGTGACCCAGCCCGGATCGAGCACCTCGGTGTAGTCGGTGTAGGCGCCCGGGTGGGACTCCGACACCGTCGCATCGGTCCAGTGCCGCGAGAACAGCATCAGGTACCGCTGCGGGGTCAACGGGTGGAAGTGCACCGGCACGACGGCGGCCAATTCGGCCGGGTCGTAGATCATGCCCTGGACGGGGGCCTGCAGGCTGCGGGTGGCGGTGGCCGTCGAGATGCCGGTCAGGTCCACACCGCCCTCATCGCCGGATGCGCGAACAATCGCCATCAGTCTCAGTCATCTCCTTCCTCGTCGTCGTCGTCCTCATCGACATCGGTGTCCGGATCGAATTCCTCGACCTCCAAAGGCGTTTCGTCACGAACGAACTCGCCCTTGATCTCGCGCGGCCCCTCGCCACGCCCCTCTACCCGGGCCAGGAACTGCTCCATCTGCTCGGGCGGGACGAACTCGCGGACCGCGTCGACGATCCGGTTCTGCCGGGCGATCAGCTGGGCCATCTGCTGGGTGTCGGAGCTGCGCGACAACAGCTCGTGCAGCTGCACGGCGGCCCGGGCGCCATGGGTGTAGGGGACCTTGGTGTCCTCGTCGACCAGGTCCTCAAAACCCTTGAGCATCATCGTCTCCAGGTAGCTGAAGACGTTCACGGCCGCGCCGACGGCGTTCTCGAAGTCGGGGTCGTTCTCGGCCGCGCGGCGGCGCACGATCTGGTCGTAGACCGCCCGGGCCGGGACCGAGACGTCGAAGTGGCGCTTCTGGTGCTGGCGGATGTTGTCGTAGGTGATCCGCTCGCTCTCCGGCAGCTTGTCGTTGACCGGTTCGAGCACCGACAGGATCGAGGTGCGGGTCAGCCCCATCCCGAGCAGCCGGTTGACCTGCGTGCGCACCAGTGGATTGCGGCAGATCTTGCAGCGCGGCTCGATGTAGACGAGTTGTCCCTGCTCCTTGAGCTTTTCGATCTCGGCGTCGACAAGCTGGGCGATCTCCGGGTCCAGCGTCGGACCCTGCGACTGGGTCTGCGGGTTCGTCGTTGCCTCATCCATCGTCGTGACTGCGGCCGAGCTTCCCCGGTCGGGTCCCGGCCAGTGGGTTGTGCGCTCGTCTGTACATCCCGGCGACCAGGGAGGCGTCGGCCACGCCGAGCGAGTTTGAGATCTCGCGCTTCTGGCGCAGCTCCAGCTGCTCCTCGCTGAGAACCATGTGCTGGTCGCCGAACTGCTCACGGCTGGCGGCAAGCAGCCTGTTGGCTTCCTCCTCCAGGCCGTAGTCGGTGCCGGTCTTCAGGGGCAGGATCCTTGGCTCCTCGAAGGCCATTGGTCTCTCCCATCACCCGGTGGGCGAGCGGCTAGCCCTGCCCCTCGCCGTCGGCCTGCTGTTGGACGGCCGACCCGGAATCCTTTGGGGCCTTGAAGATTTGGTCGATCTGGGCCAGTGCGGCCTTGAGCTCGTTGATCTGGTCCTGGATCTCGCGGCGCGCCGAGGTGGCGGCCTCGCTGAGGTGCTTGTTCAAAATCGGGTGCAACGTCATCAGACCTCTCACTTTCATGATCAGCGGCCGGACACCGGACTGCTGCTCGTCGTATCGGGCGACCATCCGTTCCAGGGCCGCGTTGAAGTGCTGCTGGACGGTGGTGGAGTAACGGGCGTTGGGCAGCATGACCTTGGCCGCTGCGGTCTCGGTGTAGCCCTGCAGACCGATGAGCTCGAAGGCCTGCCGCTGGCGCGGCGGCAGGTCGTCGATCCCGACCAACAGGTCGCCGAAGTACACCTCCTCCCCGTCCGGGGTGGTGATGATGTCGCTGGCGGCCCCGGTCTCGATGAGCTCCCGCCACTGGAAATAGGACTGGTAGACGCGCCGGAAGATGGCCAACCGGCGCTTGCGGGGGTCCTCAGGGAGCTGGCGGGGCATGAGTGTCTCACTGCCTGCGGATCTCTCGGTAGCCGATGTTGTCCAGCCGCCGCAGAAACGCCCTTATCTCCTGCAGGAACGCATCGGCGGTCGACCACAGGTAGAACCGGAAATAGGCGTGCCAGCGGTCGACCCGGGCCTCGGTGTTGGCCCGTGCGGTGCGGTCGCCCTGGGTGCCCTCCACCAGGCGGAACCAGCCCTCGTCGAAGGCGTCCTTCGCGATGTTGTGTGCGGCGACGGCCTCCAGCATCAGCCGGTTGACCTCGGGGGTGATCTCCAGCAGCACCTTCTGCAGCCGCAGGATGGCCAGGTCGACGTCCTGGCCGGTCAGACGGCTGAAGTCCTCCTTGACCCGGCCCTGCTCGTCGGTCTCCCACACGATGCGGCCGTTGTGCATCAGCGGGGCGTTCCACTCGGTCAGCTTCGGGGTGCGCAGGCTGGCGTAGAACTCGTCGATGACGGCCAGGGCTGCGCCGAACAGCTCGGCGAACTGGGCGTCAGCGGCAGCCCGGACCCGCTCCATGATCGCGCGGTCCTCGGGGCGCCAGCTGAAGCGGACCTTGGCCAAGAAGCCGGACTGCTCCTCCTCGAGGACCTCGGTGTGCGGGAGCGCGTTGTCCCCAGCGACCGGGGACACCGTATCGGTGCGGAGATCCCCGGCCACCCTGGCCGCAAGGTCTCCGGCCGTACCAATCACCAATCAGGCCTCTTTCACATCTCTATACGAGGGCGAGAGCAGCGAGTGCTGCTGGGCACGTATCTAGAATAACACTGGTGTAATTCCACGTTGCAACTGCGCGTGGCTTGATTAGACAGTGTCGGCCCGTCTGCGGGCCAGGAACCGGCGTGCCGGTGGGTCGAGCTTGGCCACCAGGGCCCGGCGAAGCGCCTCCACGGGCAGCCCCAGCACCCAGCGATTGCAATTGGTGCAGGCCAGGCAGCGCACGCACGCGACGCAGCCGGTGTCCGGCGGATGGTCACAGCCCGGCCGGTCGTGCTCGTGGTCGACGGCCAGCCGCTTGCTCTCGCCCTTGGCGCGGCCGCACACGAAACAGGCCCCACCCTGGAAGGTGTGCAGGGCCTGGTACTCCTCGCCGGTGATGCCGTAGGTGCGCTCGACGTGACGGGCGTGGCTGCGGGCGCGGTCGGCCTTGCGCTTGGCCCGCTCGTGGGTCACACAGCGACGGGCCGCCCGGCCGCTGGGCAGCTGCCGGTGCCTGCGGGTCCGGGCAACGCCCTCGCGGATGCAGTCCGGGCACCGCACCCTGTCGGGCTTCACCGTCGCCATCGCACCCCCCTAGAGCGTCTGGAGCCCCCGTTCTTGCTTGAGCCAGCAGACGTATCTGGCAGGGCATCCGAGCATCGTGTCGCTGCCCGGCCCGCAGCAGTGCATCGGCAGGGTGTTGCTGGCGATGCACTCGCGCACGTAGTCGAACTTCCCATAGATCCGCTCGAGCAGCTCGTCGTTGCGCCGGACGCGAATTTCCTTCATGCGGAAGGGATATCCGGTTTCAACGACAATGACAATGCCATAGGTGAAGTCGGTCCCGTAGCGCTCACCGAGGTTGTCACAGGCGAGGCTGACCTGGGCCTCCCAGGCGGGCAGCGGTTCGATGGTCTTGTCGAACTTGTAGTTCGTGCGCGTCTTGATCTCCAGCAGCACCGGCCCCTCGGTGGGATGGTGCGCGATGGCGTCGGCCCGGCCGCGCACGTGGTGGCGGTCGTTGATGTACTCGACCTCGATGTCCTCCTCGCGCACCAGCCCGGCCATCCGCAGCTGGGTCTGCAGCACCGCGTGCAGGCTGCTGCCGGTGGCCAGCGTCATCTCCCGCTGCAGCGAGAACGGCTCGGTGTCGATGTGGTCGCGGGTGTCGGGGTGGAACAGGTAGTAGAGCTGGCGGGGCTCCATCAACGGGTGGGTGCTGGGGTGGAAGTAGCCGTCACCGAGCCCGTAGTACGGCGAGCTGTCGACGGTGACCGTGTAGCTGTCCGGCCACTCGTCGGCGCGCATCTGATTCTCCAGAATCGGCAGAATCAGCTCCTTGTTCGCCAGGCGCTTGAGGATGTTATCGAACGGTCCAGGCATCAGTTCTTTCTCGCCAGCTCCAGCAACTCTGCGAAATCATTGATTTCCAACAGGATATAGTCACCCGGGTGCGGTCCGCCATGGAAGCGGATCGGCATGGCGAACCGGCGGCCGCACTCGGCGGCCCGGCGCACCCACTGGGCCAGGTCACGGGCCCTGAGCGAAAAGCTCACCCGCTCAGTGGCCTTGCAGTCCACCATGAGCGCGAACCGGCTGTCCGGGTCGTTGTCGGCACCGTCGCCGATGGCGTGCCAGCGGGCGCCGGAGGCCGGAGTCGGCTGCAGGCCGAGCAGCTCGTTGACCCTGGCCTCCCAGCGCCGCCACTGCGGATCGCCGCTCACGGCCCGGCCACCTCCCGGATGTCACGCACCAGCCCCGGGGTGGTGTCGTCGATGGGCGCCTCGGGGTCGGTCAGCGGGGCCACCTTGTCGGGGTCGTCGGCCAGCCGGGCCATCGTCTCGCTGCGCAGGGTATCGAACAGCGCCCGGTCGTTGCGGATGAGCTCCTCGAGCTTGTCCTTGCCCAGAATGCGCCCGTCCGGCAGCGCCGGGTGGTGGTACCAGCCGCCCTTGCGCTCGACCGCGCCCGCCAGAATCGACAGCCGCACGATCTCCTCGAGGGTGTCGATTCCGAAGGGGCGCTTGGGGGTTTCGGCGTTGTAGAACCACCAGCTGGCGGTGCGGCCCGGCGCGGCGCAGCCGTTTTTGATCACCTTCGCGCGCACCTCCTGGCCGACCTGCAGGTCCTCGCCGCCCACCTTCTCGTACACCTTGCCCGGTCCGCGCTTGAGCACCACCGACTGCACGATGGCGTGCTTCCAGGCCTTGCCGCCCGGCCGGATGGTCTGGTGCAGCCCAGCGAGATCCTCACGGACCTGGTTGATCCCGATGGTCAGGCAGTTGTGGATGTTCGAGTGGGTGGCGGCCAGGCGTGCGAAATGCCCTACGCCGATGGCGTTTCCGCCGTAGGTCGCGCTCTCGGCGCTCTTGTCGGTAGCCCGCTTGGTCGGCGAGCCGCCGATGGAGTCGAGCACGGCCACGCAGATGGTGCCCGGCGGGATGCCCTGCTTCTCGTCGCCGCCGACCAGCGTGGTGTACAGGTCGGTGGCCTGCTCGATGTGCAGGGGCTGCACGACGATGACGCGCTGGACCAGCTCGGGCCCCAGCAGCTGCTCCAGCCAGGCCGCGTCGGCCTTGTGCTCGCAGTCCAACAGCAGCCCGAAGCGTTCCGGCTCGGCCTCCAGGAAGGTCTTCATCGTCAGCATGGCCAGGGTCGTCTTGCCGACGTGCTCGGCCCCGGCGATCTCGACGAGCCGGTTGGTCGGCCAGCCGCCGTTGCCCAAGGCGAAGTCCAGCGCCAGCGAGCCGCTGGAGCGGAACGTGCGGGACTGGTACATGTCGGTGGCCGTGCCGATGCGGGCGCTGTCGCCGAAGGCCTTCCGCATCCCGGCCAGCAGCTGAGTTGGGGTGGTCACGATGCCTCCTTCCAGAGAAGATCGAGTCGCTCGACGCTGACCAGGTGGCAGTTGCGGTTGTCGCGGATCACCTGGCAGGCCACGGGGGCCCCGACGACCAGCAGATTCCTGACGGAAGCCCAGGTCTCGGGGAACACGGTGAGGTCGAAGTCCTGCTCGTTGTAGGTCACGCCGACGAAGGCCATCTCCTGACCGGCGCTGCGGCCCCGCTGGATGGTGTGGCGCTTGATCTTGGTGACCTGGCCGCCGATGACGAACAGGTCCCCGACCTTGTGCTCCTGGACCTCCGCCGGGTCGCGGATGGCCACCTCGTCGAGGGCCCGCAGGTACGGTGCCATCGGGTCGACGAGCACGAACGTGCCGATGAGCTCGGTCTCGATGGCGTAGATGACGTCCGGGTCGCCGAAGTCGAACTCGGGGAAGTCCTTGGCGAACCCCCTCCTGGTGCGACGACGGTCGAACCACGCGGCCACGTGGTCGTCGCGCTCGGCCTCGCTCATCCTGGCGACCTTGCCCGCCGAGGTGTGCTTGGTCAGCACCAGGTGCCGGTAGTAGTCGCGCAGCACGCGGGAGCGGCTGCTGGGCCGCCAGTCGCCGTCGAGCTCCGGGTCGTAGGCGAGCGAGTCGAAGGCACCGATCTTGATCAGCGCCATGATCTGGGTCTTGCCGACCTTGGTGCGGCGCAGGAAGTCCATGTGGTCGGAATACGGCCGCTTGCGCCGGATTTCGGCGGCCGCGCTGTCGCCGACACCGCGCAGCGACTCCAGGCCGTAGCGGATGCCCTCGGCGGTGATGGTGAAGTGCGCCTCGCTCTCGTTGACGTCCGGGGGCAGCATGGGCAGGCCGCGCCGACGGGCCTCGCGGATGTAGCGCACGATGCTGCCATCGTCGGTCGACATCAGCGCCACCAGAAACTCCGCCGGGTAGTGGTGGGCCAGCCAGGCCTCCCACCAGGACACGTGGGCGTATCCAACGGCGTGCGACAGGTTGAAGCTGTAGCGGGCCGAAGCGTTGATCGACGCCCAGATCTTGTCGATGACCTTCTCGGCCGCCCTCAGATCGCCGCCCAGCGGGGCCATGAAGGCCGGGTTGTCCAGGCAGCCCTGGCGGAACTTGACCCGGAAGGGCTCGATCTGGTCGGCCTTCTTCTTGGCCGTCACCCGGCGCAGGTCGTCGGCCTCGCCGGGGGTGAACCCCGCCAAATCCCTTGCGGCACGGATCATCTGCTCCTGGTAGACCAGGATGCCGTAGGTCTCCCCCACGATGGGCTCCATCAGGGGGTGGTCGTAGACGACCTCCTCCTGCCCGGCGCGGCGCCGCAGGTAGCGCTCGGTCTCCCCGGCGTCCTTCACGCCCGGGCGGATGATCGAGATCAGGGCGGCGATGTCGCGGACGTTGCGCGGCCGCAGCTCCATGGCGGTGCGGGTGGCGCCGGGGGTCTCGACCTGGAACAGGCCGGTGGTGCGGCCCCGGTCGATGGGCTCCCAGATCTCCGGCTCCGGCCGGTCGGGGTCGAGGGCCTCGAAATCGAGCTCCACACCGTGACGTTCGTGCACCAGCTTGCGGGCGACGTCGATGGTGTCGAGGTGCCGGATGCCCAGCAGGTCGAACTTCACCCCGCCGAGCTCCTCGATCTCGGCCATGTCCCACTGGGTGGTGACGGTCTCCTCGGCCGTGCGATGGTTGCGGGTGCGCAGCGGGATCAGACCCAGCAGCGGCTTGTCGGAGATGAGCACACCGGCCGGGTGCTTACCGGATTGGCGTGCGATGCCGACCATTTCGCCGAGCTGCTCAAACAGCTCGGGGTACTTGCGCGCCCAGGGCGCCAGCTCGCCGCCCTTCTCGGCCAGGATCTCGTCCCAGCCGAGCTCCGCGCCGGTGTCCTCGTCGCCGCTGTCGTCGGAGGCGACGATGGCCATGGCGGTCTCGATGATCTTGCTCATCTCGTTGATCTCGGGCATGGGGATGTCCATCGCCCGGCCGAGGTCGCGCAGCATGGCCTTGGCGCCGTTGCGCGTGATGGTGCCGATGCCGCAGACGTGGTCGGCTCCGTAGCGGGCGCGCAGGTAGGCGTTCATGCCCTTGAGGTGCTGCTGGGGGAAGTCGACGTCGATGTCGGGAAAACCCTTGCGGTCTGGGTTGAGGAACCGCTCGAACAGCAGGTTGTAGCGGATCGGGTCGATGCTGGTGATGCCCAGCAGCCAGGCCACCAGCGAGCCACCGGCCGAGCCGCGTCCCGGGCCGGTCATGATGGGCTCGGGATCGGCCCCGGCCTGCACGTAGGTCTTCCAGGTGCCGGTCTTGGCGGCGCGCACGTAGTCGGCCACGGTCAAAAAGTAGCCGCAGAAGCGGCGCTGGCAGATCAGCTCGACCTCGGACTCCAGGCGCCGGAAGTAGGTCTCGGCGTCACGCCCGGCGTCGACGACCTTGCGCCGGAACCCCTCCTCGACGGCGTCGAGGAAGACCCGCATGTCCTCGTCGGGACTGCCGGAGAAGCTGGGCATGTCGAGCATAGGGCGGATCTCGGCGTTGCAGTCCTCGGCGATGCGCCAGGCGTGCTCGATGCCGCGCGCGACGTCCTCGCGCGAGATGCCGTGCCGGGCCATCCAGTAGTACAGCTCGTCCTCGCCCATGTGGTGGTCGGCCTTCTGGCCGTTGGCGACCTGGTCGCCCTTGTCGCGCGAAATCTGGTTCGCCAGGTCCTTTTTCAGCCAGTCCTCCGGCCAGCTGTGGTGGCAGTCGTTGACGATGACCCACGGGACACCCAGCTCCTTGGCCAGGCGCAGCTTGGCCTGGTTGAGGTTGGTCATCAGCCGGTTGGCCTCGATGGTGCTGATTGCCTTGCCGCTGAACATGACCCGGTCGTCGGAGCTGGGGTACATGAACTGCCAGGTGTGCAGCTCGACGTAGAAGCGGTCGCCGAAGATGTCGAGCAGCTGCGCCATGTACTGGCGGGCGCGGTCCTCGTCACCGGCCTGCACGGCGGCGTTGAGCTGGGTGAGCATGCAGTTGCCGGTGAGGATGTTGTCCTCGAGGGTGAAGGCATGGCCGTCCGGCACGACCGCGCAGTAGACCTCCTCGGAGCGGCCCGTGGGGGTGACCGACACGACCTTCCAGCCGCCGGACGGGTGGCCGGTGTCGGCGTCGGCCCACCTGCTCCTGAGCCGGTCGCCGGGGTGCAGCTCGGCGGTCAGGGCCTCGCGGTGGACGGCGGCGTGACCGTCGGCCTGGACGAACCAGCGGTGGTTGCCGGTGGTGAGGATCGTCTTGGTGGCGCGGCCCCGGCGCACGACGAGCTCGTAGAGCTGCTGCACGCCAAAGCTTTTGATCTCGGCGTCGGTCCAGCCCCGCACGCCGAGGACGCGCTGACGGGTTCCGACGGTCTCGACGAAGGTCTTGGTGCCCTCCTCGGTCAGGTAGCGCTCCGAACCGGCGAAACACCCGTCCGATGCGTACAGCCCCTCGGCGTACTGGCGCATCAGGGCCGGGTCGGCCAGCGGGCGGTGGTAGTGGTGCTCGGCGTCGTAGGCCACCGACGACCAGGCCCACAGGTTCGACAGGCCCTTCTGGTCGCGGGCCAGCAGGCAGATGTGGCTGAGGTTCGACGGGTAGCGGCCGGTGGCGCGGGCTGCGGAGATGTCGTCGATCCAGTAGCCCTCCATGCCGAAGATGGGCTTGATGTCCTGCTCCCGGCAGGCCCTCTGGAACTTCACGTGCCCGGCGCACTCGCCGTGATCGGTCAGCGCGACCGCCTGCTGCCCGAGTTCCTTTGCCCGGCGGGCGATGTCGGTGACCTTGGAAAAGCCGTCGAGAAAGGAGAATTCAGAATGAACGTGCAGACCGACTTGTTTGCTCATTGACCCCGTGGGAATCGTGCCGCTCGGTGAGGTGAACCGACCGGCCGGACCGTCATGTCCGTCGGGCTCACGGTCCGGCCGGTCGGCCTTGGGGCCCCGGCCGGTCAGGCTAGCCGGGGCCTTCCGCTCAGCGCTTGGCGAGCAGCCGCTCGCGCAGGCTGGGGAAGTCGGTGTCGGTCGGCGGCTCGACCGCCGGGGCGGCCTGGGCCTCGTCGGTGCTCTGAGCGGCGAAGCCACCGCCGTTGAGCTGCGGGGTGGCGGCCGACGGGGCGGTCAGGGGGCCGCCGCTGCCGCCCTGCTCACCGGGCACCAGCAGCTTGCGGGCGCGCTCCTCGCCCGAAAACCACTCGGCCCACTCGTCGAGGGTCTGCGGGCAGAACAAGAAGCGCTCGGGGTCGTCGTCCTTCCAGGAGCGGCCGTAGCCGTAGAACTGGCGGACGACCTCGGGGTCGCGCAGCTCCTGGGTGCCGAAGTCGTTGGGGTCCAACGGCGTAATGCTGTAGGTGGTGTCGATGCCCGAACCGCTGCGCTCGATGCGGTAGTCGCGGTCGCACAGGGTGCCGTAGAGGTTGACCGCGCCGATCAGGGCACCCCAGAAGTTGCTCGACGACTGCACGATCAGGCCGAAGGTGCGGCCCTGGTAGGTCTTACCGCCGACCTCGACCTCGCGCAGCGCGTCCTCGACGATGAAGCCCTTGCCGCCCTCGCGCGGCTTGAGCTCGCGCAGCACCGCAACGCCGATGCTCTTGGTGACCGGTTTGCGCTCGATGAGGTCCTTGGTCTTGTAGTCCTGGCGCCAGCCGGGGCCGGGCTGGGGGCTGGCGTACTTGGCGACCATGTCGCCGATCTCGGGGTTGATCAGGAAGGACCTGGTCTTGCCGTCGGCGCACATGATGTATTCGTGCATCTGGGCGGTGATGACGTCGTCGGTCAGGAACCGGACGATCTTGACCTCGCCAGCCTTCCAGCCGAAGTAGCCCAGGGAGGGGCCGCCGAAGTCACCGCCACGGCTCTTGGCCTCCTCGGCCTTCTGCCGCATCGCCTGCAGTCCACGCAGCATATCTGTACTTCCTCTGAGTGATTCCTGTGATTCGTCTGGCCGATTCGATTCGACTTGGCCGCCACCGACTCTACATCAGGTGATGGGATCTGTCGAGAGGTGCAAGCGAATTGCTATGGAGGTGCTTTAGATTACGCGCTTCTCGTGGGGCACGGGCTCCCCGGCGTCCAGCAGCGCCCGGGCGCGGCACAGCCGGTCATGCTCGCGCTGGCGCACCCGGCGGAAGGCCTTGCCCAGCTCCTCCTGGTCCCGCTGCAGCCGGTCGCGCAGCCGGTTGGCCGGGGCCAGCACGCGGCGGCCCTGCGGGAACCGCTCGCACGGGCCGTAGCAGCGCACGACCTCGCCGCTGGGCAGGGTCTGCTCGGTGTAGTCGGACTCGGTGCTCAACGGTGCCTCCTCATATATTCCGGCATCCGCAGCACCGCCGGGACAGCCCCCTCCAGCCGGGCCAGCACGCTGTCGAGGTCCGGGTAGTCGGCCAGGTCGCGGCCGTCGGCGTCGGGGACGACCACGCGCACGTCGGTGTGGCGGTAGAGGCCCTCGACGATCCTGCGCTCGGCCGCCAGCCCGGCCGGGTCGCCGTCGCACCACACCCACACGGTGCCGAAGTCCGCGAGCAGGGCGATCTGGGCGCGGCTGACCTTGGCCCCGAAGGTGGCCACGACGTTGGGCAGCCCCAGGCTGACCGCCCGGGCCACGCTCATGGGGCTCTCGACGACGACGGCGCAGCGGAACCGCCGGGCGGCATCGAGGTGGTAGACCGTCTCGTTCTTCGGGAATCCCGGGCTGTTCTTGTACTTCGGTTGCGCGGCGATGCTGCCGCGCCACCGGCCGGGCCGGTCGGGGATGGCCCGCTTCTGCCAGCCGACGAGGTGGCCGTCGACGAAGTGCGGGAACACCACGCGGTTGGCCAGCGGGTCGTACCCGATCCGCAACTCGGCGGCGGCCTCGGCGCTGATGCCGCGCTCGGCCAGGTAGGGGTGGTGGCCCCGCCAGCCGTCCAGGACGCGCTCGTCGAGCCGGGGCAGCTCGACCCGCTGGTCCCCGGAGCCGCTCAGCAGCCTCTCGAGCTCGGCGATGAACTGCTCGGTGGGGGTGGTCGCCCCGGCCAGGAACCCGGCCACGACCGGCAGGCAGTCCTCGAGGCTGTCGGCGCCCTCCATGGCGGCGATGAAGCGCAACAGGTTGCCCGACCAGCCGCCCGAGTAGCAGACGTAGAGCCGTTTGTCGACGTTGCAGCTGGCGCTCGGGTAGCGGTCGCCGTTGCGGTGGTGGGGGTCGACCCGGTCGATCAGGCAGCTGTGGACGATCTCGGTGGTGCCGTCGCGGGCGTTGGTCGTCTCGGTGCAGTTGGCGGCCCCGTAGTGCTCCAGCACCGCGCGGGCGTCCAGCCGCCGCAGGTACTCCCGGGCCAGCGACCGCTCGGCGAGATGGCCGATGCCACGCCGCACTAGCTCATCTCCTGCAGCGCCCGGATGCGGCTGCACTCCGACAGCTGCCACTCCAGGGCCCAGCGGCGGGTGTCGGAGCGGCGGGCGCCGAGGATGTGCAGCTGCATCATGTTGTTGCGCCGCTCCTCGGCGGTGCGGGTCAGGCCCAGCGCCAAATCGACCTCACGTTCGATCTCGGCGGCGTTGGCGAAGTGGTGCAGCTCGATGGTCTGGGCGGCCGTGGTGCTGGCCCCGCTCTCGGGGCGGCGCAGCTGCACGGCGATCATGCAGGGCAGCTCCTTGCCCGGGCGGCTGATCTCGGTCGACAGCTGCTTCATCACCGCGCCGTGGTGCTCTTTGAGGTCGCGGGTGCGGTAACCCGCCTCCATGTGCGACAGCTGGTCGATGAGCACGAAGTCCGCGCCCGCCCGGCGGGCCCGGTTGATCATCGAGGCCACGGTGCGGTCGCCGGTGTCGGGGCTCTCGACGAGGATGCCGCCGCGCTCGGCGAGGTCGTCCTGGGCCGCCCGCAGCGCCTTGGCCTCGTCGAGGGTGAGCTGGCCGTGCACCAGCCGGGCGTAGCTGACCCCGCTGTACATCGCGTCGATGCGGTCCTCGACCTCGGCGACGCTCATCTCCAGCGTGAACAGGATCGGCAGGTACCCGGCCTTGCGCAGGTTGACAGCGGCGTTGACCAGGAAAAACGTCTTGCCGGTCTTGGCAAAGCCGCCGAGGGCGACCAGCTCGCCGGGCATCACCCCGCCGGTGTGGGCGTCGAGCTCCTCGATGCCCAGGGGCAGGCCGATGCCACCGGGGCGCTGCTGGCGTTCGAAGTAGCGGCGGCGCCGCCCTTCGGGGTCGCGCATGTCCGAGCGGCCCAGCCGGGGCGCAACGGCCTCGGCGGCGTCGTAGCTGCGCTGGTAGAGGGTGCGCAGGGTGCCCACCGGGTCGTCCATGGCCGTGGTGGCGGCCTGGCGTAGCATCTCCTGCAGCTGGTTGATCACATACCGCCGCTGCAGCCGCTCGGCCAGCCAGGCGGTGGCCTCCTCGACCTCGGCCGGGCGGCTGAAGCCCGGAACCTCCTGGGCGAGCACGTAGTCGGTGGGGGCGGCCTGGTTGGCCACCCAGTAGTCGATGACGAAGGCGTAGACCCGGCGGCAGACGGGGTCCTCGAAGGCCTCCGGCCGCAGCCCGGCCTCCCAGACGGCGGCGATCTGCTCGGGGGTGCTCAGACAGCCGAGCAGCTTGCGCTCCAGTTCAGACAATGGGCCTGATCTCTCCGTTCCTGATCTCGCTGAGCCTGCGCTGGTTGGCTGTGGGGCGGAAGTCCTGGCCGCTGAAGTGCCAGGCCAGCGACTGCTCCTTGAGCAGCGACAGCACCTGGGCGCCGTAGCCCTGCTCGAGCTCGGCGATGCTGCTGTTGGTGGTCAGGATGGTGGGGCGACCCTCGGCCACCCGGGTGCGCAGGATCATGTCGAAGGTGCTCTGCGGCAAATTGTGGCCGGTGCGCAGCTCGCGGCCGAGGTCGTCGAGCAGCAGCACCTGACTGTGCATGAATCGCCTTGCGAACCACTCCTTTTCAGACGAGCTGCCCCAGGTGCTGGTGAAGGCCTCCACAGTGGAGGCGAAGGTCGTGGCAAAACAGGTGTAGCCCAGCTTGACCAGCTCCTTGAGCACCAGGTTGGCCACCAGGGTCTTGCCGGTGCCGATGTCGCCGTAGAACAGCAAGCCGATGCCCTGGCCGACGTAGGCGCGGTGGTTGGCCAGGTAGTCGTGCACCCCCTGCAGCAGCTCGCTGTCGCCGCCGTAGTCGCCCCAGTCCATGCGCTGGTAGAGCACGCCGATCCCGGCCGCGCTGTAGTGCTTGGCCAGCTGCAGCTGCAGGGCGCAGTCACAGGGGTGCTCGCCGCCCTGCCAGCGGTAGGTCCCGGTCTTGTCGCAGGTCGGGCAGTAGGTGTCCGGTCCTGCCCGAAGCTCCGGCCGCGACCGGTAGAGCCGCTCGGCCTCGGCGTCGCCGAGCATGGCGTAGCGGATATCGAACGTCACTGCTCAGCCCCGTTGCTCACCATCACTGACCTCCCTCAGTTCGACCTCGCGGTGCAGGCCGTAGTTGCCCCCGCCCCAGCGGACCCACACGAACCCGTCCAGCAGCGACGGCCCCAGTACCTCGCCGCTGAACTCCGGCCGCGACAGGTGGTAGACGGCCTTGCCGTCCAGGGCGGAGCGCCCCTCCCCCATCGGGGGCTCGCCGTTGATGGCCAGCGACAGGTACTGCGCCAGCAGCGCCTCGGCGGCCACCGGCTCCGGGCCGCCGCTCACGCCTGCCCCAGCCGGGCGAAGCCCTCGGCGGCGCGCCGCTCGGCGCCGCCCTGGCTGCGCTGGGTCCTCTCGTGCTGCTGCAACTCGATGTGCAGCTGGTCCAGCCACCACTTGCGCCCCTTGGCAAAGCTGAAGATGGTCAGGGGACGGCCGTGGTTGTCGCGGGCCTTGTGATGCCAGCAGGCCCACTTGACCAGGCGACCGGCGTCGGTGCCGTAGGTGTTGCGCAGCCCCTGCATGACCGAACGCTCGCGGATGCCGTCGATGGCCAGCTCGATGTCGTGGTGGTAGACGACGGCCAGCCGGACGTAGGTGACCAGCTCGGTGGCGGTCATGGCCGTAACCGGCTTGCCCATGACCGTCTCGACGGGATCGAGGTCGTCAAGCCGCATCGATTAGCTCCAATCCAGGCAGACATCGGCGACGATCTCGACGGCCCGGGTCACCTCCTCTGCGGTCACCGTCAACGGCGGGGTGAGAGTGAGGTCGGGGTGCGTCAGCAGACCCCGTTCCCGGCAGGCCGCCCGGAATCGCGACGTCGCCTCTAGCTCTACGGTGGAAATTCTCTGTAGTAACCCTACACCAGAGGGCGGCCGGAGTACAGCCGGGAACTGCTCGGCGACCTCGGTGAGTCCGCGCGACAACTCGTTGCCCAGGATGCGCACCTGCGACAGCAGCACGCCGCCGACCTGGTCGAGCACGGCGGTGGCGGCCGCGCACGACAGCGGGTGCCCGGCCAGCGGCGGCAGGTCGCCGAGGCGCTCGAACAGCTCCGGGGTGGCCACGACGGCGCCGAACGGCAGGCCGCCGCCCGCGCCGGGGCCGAGCACCATGACCTCGGGGGTGCGCTCGTCGCGCTGCTGGTAGCCGAACAGATAGCCGGTACGGCCGATGGCGGTCAGGGTCTCGTCGGCCACCGGGCGGCCGTCGGCGATGCGGCGGGCCAGCTGCCAGGCCTCCCAGACCCCGGCGGTCACCAGGACCTTGCGCGGCTCGCCGATGCGGTCGGCCAGCCGGGCGGCGTAGTGCACGGTCGAGTTGGCCAGGTGGTCCTCGCCGGTGTAGAGGTACTGGTGCAGGTGCTGGCGCACCTCGTAGAGCACCTGCGGGTTGGCGTGCCCCACCGCGTTGGCCAGCCCGCCCGGTCCGAAGTCCAGGGCGGCGTTACCGAACTCGTCATAGACGATCACCCCGGCGGCCCGGCCGACGGGGTGATCACAGGGGTACGGGAGATGGGCTTGCGCCTGGCCCCGGCGCCGGGCGACGAGCTCGTTGAGGGCCCTGGTGAGCAGGTCCTCCTCGCTCATTGTCCAGGGATGAGCTCTCCCCGGCGGGCCAGCTCGATGCGGGCGAGCNCCTCGCGCAGCTCCGGCTCCTTGAGGTTGCCCCGCCGGTAGCAGGCCAGCGCCATCTCCTTGATGATCGGCAGGGTGTAGCGGCGGCGGCCGCCCTTGCCGATCTTGATCGGGTCGATCAGCGACCCGTCGTCCCGGACGAACACCGGCTGCACGCTGCGGCCAGACGAGTCCTTGTCGCGGTAGCCCCAGTACAGCCACTGCACGCTCTTGTTGAAGAACAGCTGGGCCACCTCTGCGCTGGAGTACATCTTCTCGACGTCGTCGAGCGGGACGTCCTGGATCGGCAGCGTCGGCCGGACGGGCTCGGGCCTCGGCTCGGCGACCGCCCCGGGCTCCCCACCGGCCTCGGCGGCGGGCTCCTCGGCGGCGGGCTCCTGGTCCTCCTCGAGAACGAGATCCTCCTCGAGAACGAGATCCTCGTCGTCGCCGCCGAGGTCGACCACCGGGCCCACGGACTCCTCCTCACGGGAGGCCGCCCCCGGGGCGTCACTGAACAGCGGCGCCGGATCCTCGGTGGCCAGGCCACCGGCTCCCTGGAATGCGTCAGTCATCTGATACCTCTCCGTACCCGTTTTTGAAAACCATCATAACCCCACTAGTGGGGGTGCGGCGGGGACCGACCCTCCGGCGATCCCCGCCGCATGGCCTACTGCGAGATCTCGCGGACCACGAAGCGCGGGGTCTTGCGCTTGCCCGGCACCAGGCTGTCGCGCAGGGCCTCCAGGACCGAGGGATCCTGCTGGGCCAGGTTCAGCAGCCGCTCGACCGACAGCCGCCGCTCGGTGTGGGCCGGGATGTAGACCTCCTCGTAGGCCTCGGCCAGGCGGTCGCCCAACTTGGCGGCCAGCCGCTCCTCGTCGACGACCGGGGTGCCGTAGCCAGCGCCCTCCCGGCAGAACTTCATCCCCAGCTCCGGGACCTCCAGGGTGCCGTTGGTGTTGGCCGGGTCCTTCTCGCCGCGCAACTCGGCCACGGCGTCGAAGTGGGCGAACACGGCCTCCCGGATCATCTCCCGGCGGACCTTGAGCAGCTCGTCGATGTCGCGCTCGTCGATGAACTCCTGCATCAGGGCCTTGGCGCGCTCCTCGGTGAGCACGGTCTGGTCCTTGTCGTCGTCGAGCTCGTTGTCGGCGAGCTGGTCGATGATCTTGCTCATCTTGTCCCGCAGCTCGATCAGCCGGTCGAGATCCATGGTCTCGATGGCCTTGCGGGTGGCGGCCTTGCGGGTCGCCTGGGTGGAGCGGCCGCCCTTGGCGGGCTTGGTCGGCGCGGTCTCCAGCAGCTGCGTGAACAGCTCGTCGACGCTGACGTTGCCGATCAGGCCGGTCAGGGCGGCGAGGTCCTTGTCGATCTGGGCGGTGGTCATCTCTTCGTTCCCCCTCTCTCGTTCTGACACCTCTATATTACATCATCGAGACAGACTTCTTCAAGTTTTGCTATAGAGGAGTCGTTGTCCAGTCGTAATCAGTGCTGACCGCGCCGGGCCTCGATCAGCCGCTGCTGGGTCAGCGCGACGATGTCGTCGAGCAGCGGGCTGACGACGGCCTCGAAATTGTGGCGGGCGGCCAGCACCAACTGATCGACGGTGGGCTCGCCCTTCCAGGACACCGAGAAACTGGTGCCCGGCCGGATCCAGTCCTGGTAGCCGGTGGCGCTGGTGGTCACCGCCAGGGTGGCCCCGAAGTACAAGGTCAGTTCGGTCTTGAGAACCTCGGCGGGCTGTTCAGCCCCCGGCGGGCTGGCCGTGCTCATCGTCGCTCTCCCCCTCCTCGATCTGCAGATCCTTTGCGGCATCGGTCATCAGCTCGGCGACCTTGTGCACCAGCGTCTCCTGCACCAGGCGCAGCTCGACGGCCGTCAGCCCATCGACGAGGCGCTCGCCGAAGGCCCAGTGGGTGATCATCAACACCAGCATCTGGGAGATGAAGGCCAGGCCCAGGCGGCCGAACCGCGACTCGACCACCGCCAGGGTGTCGCGCACGACGTCGGCGACCTCGCGGCGGTTCTCGGTGTCGGCCTCCAGGATCTGCTCGGCCTCGTCGATCCAGGCGACCAGGATCTCGGCGAAGCGGCGGCCGGTGTCGCCGTCCTCGGCGAGCTCGGTCAACTGCTGGCGCCACAGCGACTCGTCAACGGCCCGCATCAGCGCCCCGCCCAGTAGGCGAACAACTCCTCGGCCAGCCGCCGGGGCGTGATCTCGCGCAGGTCCTGGCTGGCGATGATCTCGGCCAGGTCGTCGACGACGTCGCGCCGGTAGTCGAAATCCGCCGCGCGCAACCGCTTCTCGGTCTCCTCGGAGCCGGGCGGCCCGGACTTCAGCGCCTCGGCGACACGCCTGTCCAGCTCCGCCAGGCGGTCATGGTGACTGCGGTTGATGACGGCGACCGAACCGGCGTAGCCGTCGAAAGTGCCGCCGCGCCGGAACCATTCGTCGAGCTCGTCGCGCACCTCGGCCAGACGTTCGGCCTCGAAGTCCCCCAGGGGCTTGGAGTCCACGGCCGGGCCGATCAGGGCAACCAGCTCGTGCCACAGCTTCGTGGCGCCGTCCTCGACGAAGCCGGTCACCGCTGATCCCCGGTGATGATGCGCACGTACTCGTCGAAGTCGAACGGCCCGGACTCGACCGGCATCACGTTGGAGCGCACGGTCAGGTCGGGGCCGAAGACCTTCCAGAGGTCGTCGCTCTGCTGGCGTTCGACCGGCACCACCTGGACCTCACCGGGCTGGTGGATTCCGGCGGCGTAGGAGACACCAGCGCCAACCAGCGCTCCGGCCGCCATCATGGCGGCGACAAGACGCAACATCGATTTGCTCATAGCTGTCCTTCATGTTTGCTGGATCCATGGGCCCTCTTGATTAGAGGACTCATTGGGAGAGTTTATAGAACAGCTGTAGGTCTTGCAAGGGGGTGCTCTTCAACCCGCCAGCAGCAGCCTGAGTCAGAAGCAAAACCGCAGGTCAGAGCACATCGAACTTACGTTCAGCAGGCACATCCGGCACCAGGAAGAGGGGGGGAGCAGAGCTGTCCCTGTCGGGGGCAGGGACAGCCATCCGTTTACCGAGGCCAGGTGTCTTCGCCACAATGCAGGGATCGGACCTGACAAGGGGGACCTGGAGGGTAATCGCGTCGCCGTCCGGCTACGGGTATTACTCGCATGCCGCAGGGCCGGGATATTCCGCCAGCTCTCTGATGCGCGCCCGGGCCTGCCTTTACCGCGCTGGCTGACGGATCGGGAGAATGTTGCCCCTCTAACGGGCGACGGCCGGGCTTGTCAGGCCCGCCCTCCGACTGGTAGACTCGAAGGCACGTCTTTAAAGGCACGCCTTTAAAGGCGCGTCTTTAGGTGATTTGGAAGCCCCCGGGGGTTCGCTCTCGGGGGCTTCCGCTTTTCATGTGTACACCCTTTCTTCTGATCGTGCAAGTCACTCTCATATATGGAAGTTATAGAGCCGGAACAGTATGATGTAAGCATGCACGTCATCCTCGATGACCTCGAAGAGGGCCTGCGACGACTGTCCCCCGACGAGCTGTACCGCGTCGTCGTCGCCGAGGAGTCCCCCGACTACCCCGGCTGCCTGGTGTTCCAGCCGTTCGACGACGCCCAGATGTTCTACGCGCGCCATGACGACTGGCTCAGCCGCCACCTGGTGCTCAACGAGCTGTTCATGCTCGACCCGTTCGTCAAGGAGCTGCAGGACGAAGGCTTCACCGTGGTCTTCGGCCCCAGCGCCCGGCCCGTCCTGGAGGCCCACCGGCGCTGGAGCCAGCCACTGCGGATCCCCGGCTACAACCTGCACCCCTACCAGAACTTCAGCCTCAATCGCGCCCTGGAGCGGGCCCGCAACGGCGCCACCGCCACCGACCGGCTGTGGTTTTGGAACTGGTCGGCCGGGGCGGGCAAGACCTACGTCTCCGGCGCCGGGGCCCGGGCACTGTTCGATTCCGGCGACATTGACCTGGTCATCGGCTGCACGCTGAGCAAGCTCAAGATCGGCCTCTGCCGCACCTGGACCAACGACGCCTGCCTGGCGGCCGTCATCAACGACCACCCCCGGCCCGCCGAGCGCCGTCGCCGTTACCACGACGCCTCGGTGCAGGCCTGGGTGATGAACTACGAGAAGCTGCGCGTGGACTTCGACGACCTGGCGGCCATCACCGCCGACCGGCGCGTGCTGTTCGTCCTCGACGAGGCCCACAAGGTCATCACCGACGGCAGCCCCAACCAGGCCCGCAAGGCCCTCGACCGGCTCGTCAACGGCTGCCACGCCATCGTGTGGCCGATGAGCGCCACCGTCGTCGGTGGCAACCCGCTGCGCTTCCGCGACGTCTTCTCCCTCGACGGCCGCCCCGCCACCAACCCGCTGGGCACCAAGAAGGACTTCGTCGCCACCTACGCCGACGAGGCCCGCGAGGTCAAGGTGCGCAGCCGCTCCGGCCGCAGCTTCGTCTTCACGGCCTACCGCTGGAACCTGCCCAAGCTGCAGAACATCCGCCACCGCATCGGCGACCGGGCGATGGCGGTGCGCAAGACCGACCCCGGCATCCGCGAGAGCTTCAGGGGCATCGAGTGCCTGCCGGTGCTGGTCGAGCCCACCCCCGAGCAGCGGCGGCTGTTCGGCATCATCACCGACCTGGCGGCCGAGGCCAAGGACCGCGAGGAGACCATCACCCAGCACTACCTGGCGCTGCGCATCGCCGCGATCAACCCCGGCGCCCTGGCCCACAGCGACAACGAGGTGGCCCAGCAAATCGTGCGCGACCACCCCGACCTCATCGACGCCCGCCACTCGGCCAAGATCGAGACGATCAACGAGCTGCTGGAGAGCATCCGGGAGTCCCAGGACAAGGCCGTGCTGTTCTGCCACTGGACCGAACTGGGGCTGCTGCCACTGGCCAAGCACCTGACCGTGCCGCACGTGCTGCACTACGGCACCGGCCAGTCTGCGCGGGAGTCCCAGGCCGCCGTCGACCGTTTCAAGTCCGACCCGGACATCACCTGCTTTGCCAGCAGCGACGCGGGCACCTACGGGCTGAACCTGCAGTGCGCCCGCTACGTCATCAACGCCGACCCCACCTACAGCTATGACGACCTGGCGCAGCGCAACGCCCGCATCGACCGCGCCGACTCGCACCTCGACGGCCTGACCGCCTACGTGCTGATCACCGAGGGCTCGGTCGAGGAGCGGGTGTGGGCGGTCTGCAACGAGCGCCGCGAACTCGCCGCCGCCGTGCAGGGCACCCAGGAGGCCCTCTCCTACGGCGCCGAGACCTCCGGGTCGCGCACCGAACTCGGCGACCTCGACTACCTGATCTTCGGGGGCGGCCGATGAGGGTCCGGGCCACCGACCCGGCAACCAGCGCCGAGGCCGCAGGCGACAGCGCGGCCCGCCAGAGCATCCGCATGGCGCTGCTGGCCGTCTACGCCGAGGACGTGCTGTCGCACGGCGAGGGGCTGACCGACGAGGAGGCCATGCTGGCCGCCGGGTTCGACCTGGCCGACGACGGCCACCGCCGCCGCTGCTCGGATCTGCGGGACGCCGGGCTGATCGCGCCGGTGCGCCGCGACGGCCGGGACCTCACCCGGCACAGCCACCGCACCGGGCGGCGCCGGATGGTCTGCACGATCACCGAGGCCGGGATCGAGGCGCTGCGGCGCCAGATGCCGGTCTAGCCCACGGGTTCAGGCCAGCCCGGCCCCTCCTCCGTTCGCTGACACCCCCATAGTTGGCGCCGGATTACTTGAGGTAGCTGGGCATGATCGTGCACCCGTAGGCGTAGGCCTGCGGGCTGAGGATGGCCAGCTGCACCACGCACTCGTTGACCGGCGTCGTCGCGGTGATCTGGGCGCTGTCGGCGTAGCGCAGCTCGGTGACCTCGTGCAGCGGCTGGTCGGCCCCGCCCAGCCGCATGAAGTAGCGGATGTGGGCGACCTCGGTGTACAGGTCGGAGACGTACAGCTCGTCCTCGGCGTCCCCGGAGGTGGTCAGCTCGATCCAGTAGGCCTGCTCCCCCTCCGGCAGCTCGAAGAACTGCCCCTGGTGGGTGTGCCAGTAGCCGACCGGCGGACTGGGAATGATCTCCTCGTGGACGTAGACGCCGTCGCTCATTCGGCGCAGCCGCAGCAGGATCTCGTTGCTGTTGCGCAACGGCCGGTAGAACACCGCACACAGCCGCGCCACGGCGCCGGAGATCATGTTAGTGGTCTGCACGATCCGCATGCCCGCCTCGCCAGCGCCCGGGGCGCGCCGGAACTTCAGGGCCCGCCGCCCGTCGAAAACGCGGTTGGGGTCGACGGTGATCGACACCTGCGACCGGGGCGAGCCCCAGGTGACGCGCTGGTCGCCCCAGGTGCCCAGGGTGTCGCCCCAGGTGCCGCTGGGGGCGCCCTCGGGGATCGTCGAGACGTAGTAGGCCAGCTGCAGGTTGTCGATGCCGGTCGCCAGCGGATCGATCCGGGCCCACATCGCATCCGAGCGCACCAGCCCCGAGTCCCGGAAGTCGCAGCGCAGCTTGGCGAAGCTGCTGGTGGTGATGATCTCCTTGTAGGCGCTGGCCAGCACCTCGACGGCCGGTTCGGCCCGGAAGGTGTCAAACCACACCCGCCCGGCGCTGGCGTGGCCGGTGACCACCGGCCGGACACGGGCCCGGGTGGCGCCCTCGGGCACGACCCAGGTGCCGGTGAGCTTGATCCAGTCCTCGGCCGGTGGGTCGCCCTCCTCCTCCTCGTCGTCCGGGGGCGTGTGGCTGTAGGGCACCGCCGACCAGTCGGGGTAGGTGACGTCGGCGACGACATCGGTTGCCAGCTCGCCGGACTCGCCGTAAGCGGTCACCGCCAAGGCGATGGCGGCCTCGCCGTCGGCGGCGACCAGGTCGCGCCAGCGCACCCAGCACGAGAACTCGATCTCGTCGCCCGGCTCGACGTCGAACGGCGCCGACAGCACGTAGTGCTCCTCGCCGTCGGGGGCGATGGTCAGCGAACCCCAGTGCCAGCGGCCCATCGCGCCGTCACGCTCCCAGGGGTGCCCCTCGGGGACGAACCAGTTGGCCAGGCTCAAATCGAAGCCGGGGTTGAGGATCTCGTAGACCCTACGAGTGGTGGTGATCGGCCCGGAGTCCAGTGCCCGGGTGTGCTGCAGCACCCAGTGGTCGGGGTTGTAGGTGCCGAAGTCGAACAGCGGCGGGTCCTGGTAGTCGATGTGGGCCGTCGACAGCGCCCGGACCTCGCGCACCCCGGCGAAATAGGCGATGGCCGCGTCGCGCACAACCGTCTTGCGCTCGTAGCGGTGCACCGAGGTCGTGGTGAAGCGCATGCGCACCTCGGTAGTGCGCTTGCGGCCGAGCACCACCTGGGTCAGCGCGGTCAGGCCGTTCATGATGGCGGCCGGGATGATCATGGTCGCGCCGGGGAAGATCCACCAGTCCAGGCCCTGGATCGGCAGGGCCACCGGCTGCTGCACCCAGTTGATCAGCGGGACAAAGGAATCGCCGAGGGCCCCGAACGTCGAGGCGAGGCTGTGGCTGATCGTCGCACCCCAGTCGTGCAGCCAGTCCAGGATCGTGTATCCCGCCATCCTGGTGGGGTCCAGGGCGTCACGACGGTAGATGTAGGCGTTGGACTTCTCGGTGCGGACGGTGTCGACGATGTCGCTGCCGACCGACGCCGGGAGCTGCGAGTAGCTGATCGGCGCCCCGGTGGTGACGGTGATCGGCTCGATGGTGGTGCCGAAGATCCGGTCGATCGCCCGCGACACCGACGAGGGGTTGAGCCAGTTGACCCCGGTGAGGCCAAAGGCCCCGGCGACGGTCTCGGCGCCGAGCTGGATCGCCCCGCCGACGGTACCGAGAATGCCCGGGTGCACGGTACTGGCCATCTGCTGGATCTGCACCGGGAACACCTCGTAGGTGACCTGCACCCCGCTGTCGTAGACGGGGTAGGGCTCCTCGGTCAGGTTGGTGAACTCCAGCTTGAGGTACTTTGCTGAGACCGGGCGCGGGAAGTACAGCTTGCCCCGGTAGGTCAGGTAGTCGCGCCAGATCGGCGTCCAGACCTTGTTGGCGTAGAGGGTCTCGTCAGGGCCGCCGCTGCCGTGGGTCTGCAGCGTCCAGTCGCAGGCGTAGACGGCGTTGTCCAGTGTGGTGCTTGGCAGCTCGCCGGTGGCGTCCGGCACCAGCAGCTCCGGCGAGACGTAGACCGAGGGATTGGCCTGGAAGGCCTCGTAGCCGTCGTAGCCCTCCAGCTTGACCACGTGGCTGGTGAGGGTGCCCCGGAAGTTCTGAAAGCCCATCTGGCCGTCGAGGCTGACGTACTCGGGCAGGTCCGGGCTGGTGTCCTCCAGGTGGGCCACCTCGGCGCCGGTGCGGTCGCGCACCGAGATCAGCACCCGCTTGGGGTCGTAGCGCCAGCCGACGACGATGCGCAGCGGCTCGCCGGGCTTGAGGATCGGCGAGATCGCCGCCGAGAAGGTCTTGGTGCGGCCCTCGGTGTCGGCGAAGGTCAGCACGATCTCGCCGGAGCCGACGTCGTAGCGGATGCTCGGCCACCACTGCCCCTCGGCCGGGTCGGTCGGGGTCACTCCCAGCAGCACCGGGTTGTTCGGCGGGCCGTCGAGGGGGTCGAAGTCCGGGATCCACTCGATGCCGACCCAGACATCCTGGCGCACCAGCGGTCCCAGCCGGAAGGGGAAGGTGTAGGAGGAGGTCGCCGACGGGCCACTGGAGGTGTCCCAGCGGCCGCGCCCGGCACGCCACTCGGTGTTGACGTCGACGTCCGGCGGAAGCGTGATCGGGCTGAGCTTGCGCGTGCCGACCGAATCGTCGTTGGAGTAGTAGATGTTCAGCGTCTGGCCGTGGTAGACGGGGTCGATGTAGAGGTGGTCGATGGTCTGCGGCGCACCGTCGGACTGGCGGCGCACGTCCAGGTGCAGTGCGACCACAGCCTGGTGGTCGGGCTGGGGTGCGCTGCGCCAGAACGTGTGCGGCCGGTCGTCGATGGCCCGGCAGGCGTCCCAGTCCTTGACATAGCTGGCGACGATGTTGCCGACCGGGTCGAGCTCCTCCTCGAACGGCAGGCGTCCGGCGTTGCGGTCGTAGACATTTCGGCGCAGCAGGGTGTTCCGGATGCCCACCACGTAGGACCGGTTGCCCAGGGTGGGGTCAGGCACCCGGGTCAGCCGCAGCTGCACCGCCTTGGCCACGATCGGGTACAGGATGGCCTTGTACTTGTACCAGCTGGCGGCCGAGGAGTTGGTCAGGGTCAGCGCCACCGGCATGCGGTTGTGGTCGAGGACCTGACGCCAGTTGTTGAGCCGGTCCTGGTACCACACCTCGATGCGCACCGGCACGCGCAACGCCTCGAACGCCAGCTCGCTGACCGAAAGCGGCAGTTTGAAATTGATCTGCACCACCTCGGTGGTGTCGTCGGTGCTGGGGCGGGGCTGTGACAGCCACTGCCGCTCCGACGGCGGCTGCACCACCGTCGTCGGCTCCCTGCGCTCGGCCGCCGCCTGGTCGAGCAGCTGCTTGAGCGAGAGCGGCCAGTGCGATTCCCAGTACAGGCCATCGATTTCTGAAGTCGCCATTCAGCCCTCACTGCAGGATGACAGGGTTGCGGGCCTCCGGCAGCGACAGGATCGTGCGGCGGCCCGTCAGGGTCGAGGTGATGGTGGAGTCACGCGCCGGTGCCGAGTATGCCACCGCGTACTCCGGCAGCCACTGGCGCCGGGTCTGCGACTGCGGCGTGATCGGCAGCCGGTAGCGGTTGCCCTCGATATGGCCGCCCAGCCGGTGGATCTCGGTGGCCTTGGACCGGATGTAGTCCTCCTGCGAGGCGAACGGGAAGATGTAGGGGGTCCCGTCGGGGTTGATCGCAGGCTCGTGGTCGGGGTGCACACCGTACTTGCCGCCGGGGTAGTTGTCGGGACTGTCGGCGAGCTCGAAGGCGATCCAGTCGGTGTACTGGCCGAAGGTCTCGTATGTTTCGAACGTCGCCTCCTGGCGGACGGTGCCGTCCTCCTGCAGGGTGCCGTAGGTGACCGAGTCGATGGGGCTGCGGGAGCCGCCGCTGACCAGGTAGTAGTAGCCGTACTCCTGGGTGATGTTGAAGGCCGCGTACGGCGCCAGCTGGGGGTCGCGGCTGAACATCCACTGCTCGGTGTCCAGCAGGTCGATCGGAAGCATCTCCGGCGGCGGCAGGTCCTCGATGAGCGGAGTCGGCGTGATGACCTTCTGCACCTCGTAGTAGGTGCTCGTCGCGCTCGCCGAGGCGATCGGCACCGGCGTAGACACCGCCAAACCGCTTGTGCTGATGGTGATTACGGTGTCGACGCTCATGATCTTGGTCAGCATGTCGCGCAGCAGCCGCAGCTCCTCCGGCGACAGCTCCTCCTTGTGCGGGCGCACGACCACCTCGTTGCGGGCAGGCTGCTCGGCGCGCCCCAGGTCGGCGGTGATGCCGAAATTGTCGATGTGGCGCCAGACTTCGTAGATGTCGGCGTCGACCCCGAGCGCCGCGTGCACGCAGGTGCGGATTCCCTCCACCGTCGAGCCCTTGGTGCAGGCCAGGAAGAACTCGCGCAGCCGCTGCCGGTACCAGGCGTCCTTGACCCGCACCTCGTCCCACTGCTCGCTGGTGAGCATGTCGGTGCTGGGGTTGTAGGGGTAGCTCTCGGCTGGGGACCGCGACAGGAAGTGGATCCTGCCGAAAATGAAGTCCAGCTCGTTGAAGTAGATCGTCTCCAGGGCACCGGACAAGCGGGCGAGCATGGCCTCGTTGACCAGCGCCCCGGCCCCGGCGGTGCCGCACAGCGCGTCGACGAACTTGTACAGCAGCGTGGTGTTGTCGAGCCGGTAGACGCTCTCGTCGAAGTGGTCCAAACGCCGCTCAGTCGAGCGGGGCGCGATGATCGGAAACGGGTCGGAGGTGGCCATCAGAAGGCCGCCTTCCGCAGGATCACGACGTCCATGAACACCGGCACCGACTCGTCGTCGAGTCGGAAGTCATTGGTGTATACCGCAGCCGGGGTCGGGTCGGTGGGGCCGTTGTAGACCTGGATGCCGTAGGCGTCCGGCGCCTCCGCCGAGGTGGTCAGCTTGACGTCGACCACGCCGAGCACCTGCTGAACGGCCATGCACAGACTCGACACGCGGACGTGGTTGCCGAAGGTCATGGCCGTGAAGTGTGCCCGCAGCCGCTCGCCGATGGCGTTGTTGGTGGTCTGGATGGCGTAGGCCCGGTCGTACTGGACCGACAGGCAGGGACGGATGTAGCGGAACTTGGCCTGGTGCACCATCACGTCGCTGCCGATCTGCTTGGCGCTGCTCATCAGGTGGGCCAGCATCTCCGGCACGCGGTTGTAAATGTAGGTCACCGTCAGCTCGGTGCCGTTCGACGGGCCGGACGACTCCCACTCGATACCGGAGATCTCCAGGTGACTCCCCCCGACCAGGGTGGTGTCGCGCACCAGGTGGTAGTGCACCCCCTGGCTGTAGACGACGTTGCCGACGGTGATCGTCGAGGGGAAGCTCACGATCGGCACCGACCCCAGCCGCATGAACCGGTTGGTGGCCTCCGGCTGGCCCTCCGAGCCGACGCGCTCGAAGTTGCCGATGTAGAACCGGTCAGCCGGATTTGCCGACAGCGCAGTGGACGTCATGATCGTCTTCTCCGTCACGCGGGCGGACTCCACACCGTCGACGAAGATGTCGATCTTGTTGGTGACCCCGTTGACCGGGTCGTTGCGGCTGCAGCGCGGCGTGTACTGGAACTCCAGGTCGACGACCTGGCCGGGCTCCAGGTCGCCGCTGCTGACGCGGGTGAAGGTCGGGGTGCTCCCGCTGCCCAGCGTGTAGTCGTACAGCGGCGAGTAGAAGACCTGGTCCTCCTGACCGAGATTGCTGTAGCAGGAGTGCATCTCGGGCCACACGTACCGGATGGTGCTCGACAGCCCCAGGTAGGAGAGCAGGTCCGGGATGGTGTTCTGGGGGACCTCGATCTGGGTGCGGCACAGCTCGACCGGCCCGAACACCGCCACCCGGCTGACCCGTTCGTTCTGCAGGCACAGCGCCTTGTAGTAGTCGACGGTCCCGGCGATGTTGCGCAGCAGGGTGTCCTTGAAGCGCTGGCGCAGCTCGGCGTCGGTCTCGGTGTCGACCCCGCCGGTCATGGCGGTCAGGTTGGTCGCGCTCCCGGCGCCGATGCTGGTGCCGATGTAGGTCACGGTGTCCGGCGGGACGTTGCCGATGGTGCCGGGGACGGTGCACTGCACCGGCACGTCGACCGACTGGCTCCCGGCAGTGAGGACGACCGCCTCGGTCGAGGCGAAATACAGCGGCTGGCCACCGTTTTCGGTGCCGGTCACCCCGGCCTTGGTGTAGAACTGGGTGCCCAGCGGGATCTCGTAGTCCTGGGTGGCCGGGGTGTTGAGGGTCACCCGCACGATGCCCTGGGCGGGCCTGCCCTGCAGGCGGCCGTAGCCGAAGATGCCGACGAACTGCTCGAGCTCGATGCCGACCTTGCTGTCGATGTCGAACATCGAGCCCAGCAGGTACTGGTCGACGGCCGCCTCGCTGATCGCCTCGGCGCAGGCGTCGATGATCTTGCGCTCCGGGGTGCCACGCTCCAGCGACAGGCCTGGCGCGGTGATGGCCAGCTGTGCCCGGATGCGGGCCGAGATCTCCGATGGCGTCCGACTCATTACACCCTCTGCTCGTAGGTGATGTAGGCCTGCTCGTTGGCGGCGCTGCGCACCCGCACCGTGGCCTCGATGCGGTCGTAGTAGACCTTCACCGAGATGTCGTCAATGGAGTACAACAGCTCGGTAGTCGAGAATAGCTGCGGGTTCTCCTTGAGCGCCTTGAACTGCACCCGCTGGTAGTTGTCCAGCACGCGCTCGATCTCATTGGCGATCTCGACCTGGGTGGCGGGGGTGATGATGCCGCCGATCATGTCCTGCAGGATCGACCCCATGTCGGGGTGGAAGCGGTCGCCGCCGAAGCGCTCGAGCACCCACAGTTGCAGGTCCTGCTTGAGTTTGTCGATGCCATGGACGATCTGCAGCTGCGACCCCTGCTGAACCAGGTCGCCGTCGGCGATTGCCAGCGAGTACGTCACCCCAGTGCCTCCTCCCCATTTCTGGGTCCGCACAGCGGCCCTGACAGCCTCACCAGCTGCTCAGGGCCACTCTGCGCCAGGTGTCCTGCGCGATGCAGACGTACAGGTGGGTGCTGTCCCAGGCGATCTGCCCCGGCGTGCCGGGCGAGCTCGGGGTCTGCGGAGCGTCCGTGACTGCGGCGCCGGTGCCCGCCGGGGCCCAGGCGGTACCGTCGGAGTACACCGGTGTCATGCGGTCGGTGTCGTAGACCAGTTGCCCGGCGTGCCCGGCCGGGTCCGGCAGCTCGTCGGTGGCGTAGGTGGCCAGCCGGATCGGGGCGTTGGCGTTGACCTGCGAGCCGTTGAGCTCCAGCGGGCCGCTGGATCCGACGTGCACCTGGCCCTCGGCGGCCCGGGTGAGCTGCTCGGGCGGATTGAACGGGATCTTGGAGGCCAGCCGGTAGTACAGCGCGTTCTCGCGGGTGACGAACCACTGCTCCCCCACCGCCGGGATGACCGTGGTGCTGCCGACCGGGTAGCGCAGGTCGATCTGGACGATGCTGCGGCGCCGCGTCATCGCCTTGGCCACCCGGTTCTGCAGGTCCACCTCGGTGATCGCCACCGGCTGCGGCATACTCGATTCCATCGGCGAGGTCATCGAACTTTTGGCGCGGAGACCCCCGCCTTCAGGCGGGGGAGGAAGCGCCTCCCTCCCTTCCCTAAATCGTTCTTAACTGATCTTTTGGCAGAATGTGAGGCATGGCGCAGATTGTGAAGCGGGCGTACAAGTACCGCTTCTACCCGACCCCCGAGCAGGCCGAAGAACTGCTCCGGACGTTCGGCTGCGTGCGCCTTGTCTACAACAAGGCGCTGGAGGAGCGGACCCGCGCCTACACCCAAGAGGGCCGCCGGGTCTCCTACGTGGAGACCTCCACAGCGCTCACGCAGTGGAAGAAGACGCCCGAGCTGGCGTTCCTCAACGAGGTCTCCAGCGTGCCACTCCAGCAGGCGCTTAGGCATTTGCAGGCCGCGTTTGTCGCTTTTTGGGAGAAGCGGGCCAAGTACCCGAAGTTCAAGAGCAAGAAGAAGTCCCGCGCCTCCGCCGAGTACACCCGGTCCGCGTTCCGCTGGCGGGACGGCCGGTTGACGCTGGCGAAGATGGGCGACCCGCTGGACATCGTGTGGTCCCGCCCACTCCCCGCAGGGGCCGAGCCGTCCACGGTGACCGTCTCCCGGGACGCGGCGGGCCGCTGGTTCGTGTCGATCCTGGTTGAGGAGAAGATCGCACCGCTTGCCCCGGTAGACCGATCCGTCGGCGTGGACGTCGGGATCACGGCGCTGGCGACGCTCTCCACCGGGGAGAAGATCGTCAACCCGAAGCATGAGCGTGCCGACCGGCGCAAGTTGGCCAAGGCCCAGCGGGCACTCGCCCGCAAGGCCAAAGGCTCGAACAACCGGGCCAAGGCCCGCCTGAAGGTGGCCCGCGTCTACGCGCGGATCAACGACCGCAGAAGAGACCACCTGCACAAGGTCACGACACGGCTTGTTCGCGAGAACCAAGTGATCGCCGTGGAAGACCTGACCGTCCGCAACATGGTCAAGAACAGGCGGTTGGCCCGCGCCATCTCCGATGCGAGCTGGCGTGAGCTGCGGGGCATGCTGGAGTACAAGACCGCCTGGTACGGGCGGGAACTGGTCACGGTCGACCGGTTCTTCCCCAGTTCCAAGCTGTGCTCTCAATGCGGGACCCTGCAAGAGTCGATGCCGCTCAACGTTCGGGAGTGGGTATGTGCCTGCGGCGCAACCCATGACCGGGACGTGAACGCGGCGAAGAACATCCTCGCCGCCGGGCTGGCGGAGAGGTAAAACGCCTGTGGAGCTGGTGTAAGACCTCAACGAGAGTCCTCTCGGGCAGGCGACTGGCAGTGAAGCAGGAAACCCAACCGGCGACGGTTGGAATCCCTTCCCTTCAGGGAGGGGAGGAAGTCAACAGGGCAGGAACTCCTCAGGGCAGGAACTCCTTGATGAGGTTGCCGGGACTCAGGTCCGGGCCGATGTCGGTATTGCCCAGCCGCTCCATCAGGGTCCCGGCCCTGGGGTTGGACGGAGCCATCACGGTTGCGCTGGTGCTGAAGCCGCGCTCGAAGTCGATGTCATGCATGACCTCGGACACATAGACCTGCAGGTTGTGGTCGCCGAGCTGGATGCGCATGCCCGGCAGCAGCTCGGGCATAAAGGTGAACGACACCTTGGTCTCGTACTGCTGGGCCCACTTCTCCATGAAGATCTGGCAGGCCAGCAGGAACTCCAGTTCGTGGCTGCCCGCCATCGGCGCGGTCATTTTGAACGGCCGAACACCGAAGTGGCGCATGAGGGTTTGCCCGTCGATGGCCTCGTGGTCGCCCAGGCCGATGTTGCGCAGCCGCTGGAACAGCCACTCCTGCTCGACGGTGGCCACGCCGGAGCTGTCGAGCCACTGCAGGATGCCGGGCTCGTAGCCCATCATCGTCACGTCACCGGCCACGTACACGTGGGTGGTGAGGTTGTCGTCGCTGAAGTCGATCGAGCAGTTCTTCAGCTCGATGTCCTCCAGCCGCAGGACGGCCTTCTTGCCGTCGAGGCCGAAGAAGTCCGGGTAGTAGGCCATGAAGTCGCCGTTGGGGGCCGACTGGAACTTGCGCAGGCTGGCCGCGCAGATCGCCCTGATCATCTTGATCAGCGGCTGGGAGTCGATGAAGTCCTTCAATCCGCCGCTGGCGCCCCACAATTCGGCGACGGGGCTGACGAACATGCCCGGATCGAACATGTAGCTGAACAGGTTTCGGGCGATCGGCTCACTGTGGGAGCCGCCGGTGCCCGACCCGGAGATGCCGCCGGTCAGCGGGGACATGCCGGGGCCCATGGCCGGTGGGTATCCGCGCGGCGCGGTGGGGTCGGGGCCGCCGTTCTCGGCGAAGCGGCGGATGCCTGCGACGTTGTTGAGGTCGATGGGCATCGCCACCACACGCACCACGTCGCCGGACTGGGGCGAGTGCAGGAACACCCCGGGCTCCAGGTACATCATGACGTGGTCGGGGGTGGGGAACACCAGGTCGCCGCGCCGGATGCCCGCCGCTGGGACCGGGATGCCGTTGGCCAGTTGGTTGTAGGTCGTGCGGCCGATGTTGATCCCGATCGCGCGGAACGAGTAGTAGAACAGCCCCGAGCAGTCGAAGGCGTCCGGTCCGGCCGCGCCCCACAGGTAGGGTTTGCCCTGCTGCATCAGCGCGGTCTGCACCGCGCCCTCGGAGTCGGGGTTCGGCTTGCCGAAGCGCTCGCGGATGGCGTTGGGGTCCATGCCGCTCTGGGTGACGGTGGTGATGGCCTGGGCGGCGACGTTGCCGACATCGACACCGGCGGCACCGGCCACCGCGCTGACCGCCCCGCCCACGCCCGGGGCGCTGGTGATCGTGGTCGTAAGTCCCTGGTTGGCCTCGCGGTAGGCGCTGACCATCTTCTGGGCCTCGGGGATGAAACCGCTGTAGTACTGCGGCGATCCGCCGCGCTGGACCTTGTAGATCGCCAGTCCAGGGTCCATATTCCGCCAACCCTCGATCTGGGCGAGCTTGCTGAAGAACATGCGCGCGGCCTGGCGGGGGTTCATGCGCTGGGCGACGGTACCCCACTCGTCGAAGTTGCGCTGCTGGAACAGCCCCACCGAGTCATGGTCGGGGCCCAGGCCGTCGTTGGGGAAGTTCAGGCTGTCGGGAACAGCGAGGTTGGCCAGGTTGCGCAGGCCGGACTCGGCCATCGCGCAGGCGACCCCGAGCACCGCACCGTCGTTGTTCATGACGGTGGTGCGCATCTCGGCCGCCACCTCGTTCATCTTCTCCCAGGCCTCGCGATTCTGATTGAGCATGCCCTCCTGACCGGCGGCGGCGGCCTGGGCGATCTGCTGAGCGGTCGACAGGTCACGGGTGACCGGGCCGAGACCCAATTCGTCTGCTGCGGCGATGATTTCGGCGACGTAGAACTCCTGGCCGAGCCCGTACGCCCCGGGTGATCCGGCACCGGAGTTGTAGCTGGCGTACATCCCGGCGCCGCCGGAGATGTCGTCGCCGAGCAGCAGGCGCCGGAACCGGTGCACGGCAGCCTGATTGGCACCCTGGTTGAGGTGCCAGTTGCTGATGAGGAAGTCGTAGAACCGCACCGGGAAGTTCTCGATGTGGATCTGGTCGCGCCGCCAGTTGCCGACCCGGATGAGGATCTGGCGCAGCATCGAGCCCATGCCGCCGTCGCGCACGAGGTTCTCGCCGTCTCCGGCGGTGGCCGCCATGATGCCCTGTTGGTTGAACAGGGCCAGCGAGTCCGGCAGGGCCGGGTTCCACCAGGTGTGCAGCAGGCGCTTGAGCGTGCAGGTTGCCTTGAGCGTCACCACGCCCGGGTAGATCTGGCGGAACGGCACGGTGTCGAGGTAGCCGGTGAAGACCGGGACCCACCGGACGCGCTTCATCTCGATGTAGATCCGGTCCATCGGCTTGATGTTGGCGCTGTTGTAGCGCCCCTTTTTGTTTGCCAGTGTGATGAAGGCCGTCGAGGCGGCGTCCTCGCGCCGGATCAGGGTCATGCGCACGATGTCGCTGGAGACGTCGTACTGGCGCATGCCGTGGCCGATGAGGATGCGGACGTCGGGGCTGTAGACCAGCGTCCGCATCTCCGGGATGGCGAACGGGTCGATGTTGATGTGCAGCCCGGGATCCTGGTTGGCCTCGCCGCGCTGCTGCTGCTGCTCGGGGCTGGTCATCGCGGCCCCCCGAACACCGAGGTGGGCCCCCCGAAGGTGGTGCCGATCCCCATGGCCTCGAAGGCCATCTCGACCGCCAGCGACGGCAGCCGCAGTATCCCGGACGGGGAGCCGTATCCGGCGACGGTCCAGAAGGTGGCGGCGATGCTGGCCAGCTCGGTGCGCTTGGAGTAGACCGAGTCGACCAGTTCGACCTCCAGTCGTGCCCGGGGCGCGGGGTTGAAGCGCTTGCCCCCGGCGTCGATGTGCTTGATGATGCCGGTCCAGTTGGTAATGTCACGCTCGGGCCACCACAGCACCACCTCGGGCTGCGGCCAGCTGCGCAGCGCGGCCAGCTGGTGGGCCCGCACGAACCGCTGGAAGGCCTCGTACTCGGGTTCGTTGCGGAATACCAAGTCGAAGGTCACCGACGGGTGCTGGGCCTTGACTGGGAAGTGCTGGGCCATGCGCTTGGTCTGCACGGTGATGACGTCGGAGTACAGCATCGTCTGGAACGACGTGCAGTTGAGCTTGAGGTTGACCCCCAGGGTCGGGGATCGCATGTACAGGAACGACATCCCGTGCTACCTGGCCATCGGCGGGGTGCGCATCGGCACCGGCTCCTCCTCGGGCTCGAAGATGAGTCCGTGCTGGTAGCTGAACTTGAAGCCGCCGAAGTCGACGTCGGCCCGGATACCGGGCAGCCTGATCGGCCAGCTGATCGGGCAGTTGCTCGCGAACTCGGCCATCGTGGTATCTCCCTCCACCCTTTAGGGTGTGGGGACGCCGATTTGGCCGAGGGTGTCGGTGACGAGGTTGCCCACGCCGCTGTTGAGCAGGTTGCCCGGAATCGACAACGGCGAGAACCAGTTTGGGGTCTGCTGCTGGTTGAGCCAGCCGCCCATACTGCTGTTGTACTGGCTCTTGCGGAATCCTATGCCGTCCTGCAGGCGCTGCAGCTCGTAGCTGAGCGCCATCGAGGTCTGGATGCCGCTGACGTCCTCCTGGACTTTGAAGCGCAGCTCGATCGGCCGTGTGGTGGCGGTGACGGTGTCCATGAACGGCACCGAATGGGCGAACACCTTCAGCCGCCAGTTTCGGGTGGAGTACCAGAACGTGCCGGGGTCGCTGGAGCGCTGATCGTTGATCCAGTCGCGCATGAACGACACGATCTGGCGCAGGTAGGGCCATCCGCCCCGGCCGCACTCGACGATGACGCTGAGGTCCTCGATCTTGGCGCCGAGGATCTGAATCACCCGGCCCCCGTAGGTGTTCTCCACGGCGGTGTGCAGCCGGTAGGACCACCGGACCTCGTTGGGGTTGGTGCGGAAGCGCACCACCCTGCCCTTGTACTCGAGCGTGCAGATGCCCCGGTAGGGGTTGTTGCCGCCGGTGGCGGCGGGGATCGTCGACAGTGGGTAGGTCACCAGCCACTCCTCCCACGGGTGATCGGCGACTCGCCGGGCGGGGCGTTGTTGGGTGTGGCGTCCCCCCACCCGGCGTTGGCCTTGTACTCGTGCGGGGTGAGCCGGACGGTGTTGCCGCCCTGGACCTGGATGAGCTTGCGGGCGTCCGGCGACAGGTCGATCGTCACGTTGCCCTGCACCTGCGTGACGCGGTCCCGGACATTGCCGCCACCGCCGCCGGACATCTGCTCGAGTGTCATGCCAGCGCCAGTGCTGCCCTTGGGGCGGATCTTGACATCGCCCTTGCTGATTCGCTCCATGAACTCCCGGTTGTTCGGGTCGAACTTGACGGACTTGCCGCTGGGGTCGAGGAACTCCAGGCCGCCGGGGCCGTACTCCTCCAGAACCGGATCGAGCGCCCGGATATGGTAGTCGCCGCTCTTTGGGCTCTGTCCGAACCACCGGTCCCAGCTGCGCTGGTTGGCTTCCTGTGTCCTGCCTGGGATTTCATTCCACTTGCCCGTCACCAACGAGCCGATGTTGGCCGCGCCGGTGCGCACGCTGTCGGCGATCTGGCTGCCGAGGGCCCCCCAACTCTCGGAGACGTTGCGTCCGATCTTCTCCCAGAAGCCGCGCTTTTGCACCTGCATGCTCTCGGCGGTCTCCTGCTCGACCCGTTGTTCGGCCTCACCGGCGATGTCGCGGCCGCTGACCAGGTCGGCGAACAGCTGCTTGGCCTTGTTGGGCTCGAGTTGCACGCCCATCGCCATCAGTCGTTGGTGGAACAGCGATGCGGCGTTGTTGAAGGCCGCGCTGCCGGGAGCGGGGCGGCCGAAGGACTCGTAAAACTGCATGGCCCAACGGCGCAACCCCTCCTGGGCGGCCCTGGGCAGCTCTTCGCTCATCGACATCGGCAGGGCGGTGTTGAGCAGCTCGGGCGGGGCCTTGATGATCCCGGCCGCCCGCATCATCGCCAGGTTCTCCGGGGACGACATGGCGCCGACGATGGTCTCGCCGACCCCCTTCATCGAGGTGTCGTTGCTGTACATCTGCCCGGCGACCATGGCCGCCTTCTCGGCCACCGGCGCCGCCATGCCGCGCGAGATCAGCATTGAGCTGGTGTCCTTGAAACTACCCATCAGCTCCGGCAGGCTGCGGGCACCCTCCTTGGACAGCCCCTTGATCAATTCGAGGTTGATGGCCAGGCCCTCGATGCTCTGGCCGCCCTCGTAGATGTTCTTGCGCAGCAGCTCGACCGAGTCGGCGACCTGCAGGTTCATCTCCTTGAGGTTGTGGGCCATGAAAGCGGTGACGGTTTCGAAGGTCTTGCCGGTGTAGCCCTCGGTCAGTGCCGACTGGATGATCTGGCGGCTCTGCTCGGTGGTCAGGAACGGGCTCATGGCCATCGCGCGGATGGAGTATTCGTAGCCGAGGCCCTCGGCGGCGCCGCCGCCACGCACCATGCCGAAGTTCTTCAGTCCCTGGTAGGTCTCGCCGACGTTCTGCACCAGCCCGTAGGCGCCGAGCCCGGCGCTGATGCCCAGACCGGCGATCCCCAGCCCCTTGGCGATGTTGGCCAGGGCGCCGCCCTGCAGGCCACCGGCGGCCGCTGCGCTCATGGCCAACCCGGCGCCGTGGGCGAGCATGCCGGTGAGTGAGCCGCCGACCCCGGTCTCGTTGACGACCTGGTTGGCCAGCCCGAGGCCGCCGCTGATGCGCTGCTGCCAGTCCATCAGCGGATCGCCGGTGCGCGGAGTGGGCAGTGCCGGTGGGTTCTGCTGGTGGTACTGGAGGTTCTGCTGTTCGCGCTGGTGGACCCGGCTGGCCGTCTCCTGCAGCTGCTGATCGGTGGGGCTTTCGGCCGGGATGTCGCCGGTGCGCAGGTTGCCCCGGGCCGCCTGCATGTTCAGGTAGGTGCGCGGATCGCTGTCGCGCAGCTGGTCGAGCTGGGCCTGCACCTCCTGGACCGTGGGCGCACCCGCTGCCGCCTCCCGGCCCATCCCGGCCTGGGCACCGCTGAACGGGTCGGTGTAGCCGTGGGGCACCGTGACGTTGAGCGGCGCGGGCATGGCTCCCCCGCCGCCCTGCATGCCCAGCAACTGCTGCATGCGCTGCAGCAGGGCGTCCTGGGCCTCGGCGGCGCGCTGGGCGATCTCGGCGGTCTGGTTGAGGTACTGGACGAAGTCGTCCTGGGCACGGGCGGCCGCCTCGGCGCCGACCCGGAAGCGCTCGATCTCCTGGGTCAGCTCGCGCAGGCTGGCCACGCCTTCGGTGGGGACGTCGATGACCAGGCGGGCCACGACGAAGTCGTCGCCCTGTTGGAAGTTGAAGGTTGGCTGGGTCACTGCCACTCACCCCACTGTGGTTCTGGCACACCGTAATTGGGGTCCGGCACGGAGCCGCCGTGCATGACGCGCTGGCGCTCCAGGTTGCGGTAGTAGGCGTCGAGCTCCTCGATGTCGGTGATCGGGATCTCCTCCTCCTCCTCCTCGAGGGGCCTGGAGATCTGGCTGTGGGGCTGGCCCATGTACACCTCCTGCCAGCGCTCCGGCGAGAGGTTGAAGCACAGCAGCTCGATGCCCGCCAGCATCGACTTGTCGGTCAGCATCCGGTCCAGCCACAGGGCGTACTTGAGCGCGAAGTGCTGGAAGCGGTTGATGCCGGGCCGCGACAGCAGGCCCTGTGCGTAGGCCAGACGGATCTCCGCTTCCGTCCGCTCGTCTAGCCTTTGACTTTTCCCAGTTTGATTGCCAGTTCGACGAATTCGGTGTCGAGGTCCATGATGGCCCGGTAGATCTGGCTGATCACCACCGGGTAGTAGTCGCGCAGGATCTCGACCTTCTTGCTGAAGATCTCCTCGTCGGTCGCCGGGGCCAGGGGCTGGTAGAGCGGCTGGCCGTCGATCGCGCGGATCCCGGCCGCGCACACCCCCAGCTGGAAGGCCCGGGCTGCGGCCTTGGTGTCGTCGTAGGGCTTGGTGTGGAGCCCGATGAGCATCTCGTCGCAGACCCGCAGGTTCTGGATGGTCACCGAGTGCCCCATGACGTCGATGGTCTTGGAGCGCTGGCCGACGGTCATCAGCTGCCGGAACAGCCCGAGCTCCTCGTCGGTCAGCTCGGTGACCTGCTCCTCCTCCGGCGGCTGGGGCGGCTCCTGCTCCTCGGCGCCGGGCTGGGGAACCGGCGGCGGCACGGGGTCGGCGATGCCGCCGATGGGCTTGGGGGGCTGCAGATCCCCGCTGCTCAAGTTCGGCGGCGGCAGGTCGGGCTCGGGGACGTAGGCGGTCACCGATCGCCCTCCGTACCGGCGACGGTGTTGTTGAGTCCGGCATGGATGCGCGGTCCCCGGCAGATGTCGTCGACCCAGTCGGGGTCGACGGCGGCCGTCCGGCCGGTGTCGGGGGTCGGCAGCAGGTACTGCTCAGCCTGGGTGGTGATCTTCATGCGGTGTCTCCTTCCCTCACCCATTCAGGCGTCGGGGCGGGGCGATTCAACAGGTGCCCGCATTTGACAGGGCACCGGCCCCATGTGGAGCCGGTGCCCCGGTCAGCTGCACGAGACAGGAAGGAGCACCCCGAGGGGGTGCAACGAAGACTATACCAGCTCAAAAAGACCGGGCGCCAGTTCTTTGACTGACGCCCGGCCCGCTGTCGGAAAGGGAAAGCGCCCCTATGGTAGCACAGCAGTGACTACACCGGCGTGGTGTAGCAGTACTGGGCGGTGATCGTCTTCGGCAGGGTCATGGTGCCGATGTTGATGTTCTCGCCCTCGTCGATGTCGGTGATGACCACGCCGTGGTAGACCCGGGCCCGGTACATCCCGCTGGGACTGCGGACGATCTTCTGCATGACGATGTTGCCCAGCGTCAGCTGGCGCTTGAGCACGTCCAGCAGGTTGTTGGTGCCCTCCAGGCCGGGCAGTGTCGCCCACACCGGGGTGATCCACTGCTCGTAGAACGTCATGCGCAGCGTGCCGACGCCGACGGCTGCGGCGGTGACGATCTCCAGCGGCACCGGCTCGTCGATCGGCTGGACCGCCTGGGCGGTCGCCACCGGGGTCGGCGGCGTGTCCTGGATGACCTGCAGGTAGGCCAGTCGCTGGCCCTGGTACAGCAGGGTGGTGTACCCACTACCGCCAACGCGGGTGTTCGGGATGGCCACTGTGAAACCTCCGGGCTCAGTTCATGATTCGTCAGATGGCCTGCAGGGTGTTGGACGAACCGCCGAAGGCGCCGGTCGCCATCATCGCCGGGGTGCCGATACCACCGGCCGAGCTGAAGTCGGCCATATTGGCGGTGTCGCCGAGCGAGATCTCGCCGCTGGTCAGGCTGATGCCGAACCGGACGACGATGTAGTTCAACGGGAAGGCGGGCTGCCAGCTGAACGTCACCTCGATGACGTCCGGGTTCGTCTTGAGCTGGCGGACCTTCAGGCTCGCGTAGTCGACCAGCAGGCCGTCGCGCAGCAGGCTCTGCAGGGCCGCCTCGACCGAGGCCTTGACGTTGACCAGCGTGTAGTCGTAGATCGGCTGGCCGATCAGCTTGGCCGACTCCAGGTAGTCGCGGATCCGGTAGGTCAGCGCGTCCTGCTGGCCGGTGACCGACCACTCGCGGCTGATCAAGTCAGTCGGGTCGGTCGTCACCCCGTGGCGGACCCGCACGATCTGGCGGCGGGTCTTCTCGACCACCATCAGGCCGTTCTGGCTCTCCAGGCTCTTTTCGCCCTCGCGCAGCATCTCGCCGATGTCGGACCAGCCAGTGATGCGCTTGTGAGTCAGCGGCTGGGCGAAGCTCATCGACACCGTCATACCCGCCAGCGATGCGGCCATGAACTGCCCGCCGAGCACGATCTCGTTGTTCAGCTCCGGGGCGTAGTACTTGAAGCTCGCCGGGCTGACCAGGGCGACGCGGTTGCTCGAGAGGTTCTGGGCGTTGAGGATCCGCTGCGCCGACGGTACCGGCGTGACGGTACCGTCCATGCCGACGATGGCCCGGCGCTCGAAGCGGTTCTCCGACTGCGAGATGACATGCTGGTAGACCAGCTGGTGGATCGGCTGCTGGCCGGTGCAGGGCACGACGATGGCCACGCGCGGCTGGTCCCGCAGCTTGTTGAGCGCGTCCTCGTAGTCGCTCATGCCCGCTGTGCTGCCCGGCCCGGTGGGCTTGACGGCCACGCACACCAGTTCGCTGGCGCCGTTCATCATGGCGAAGCGGGCGCCGAGGGTCAGCTCGGACTGGATCTCGCCGGTCGTGGTATTGAACGGCGCGCCGTAGTAGGCCTGGACGTCCTCGTAGTCGTAGAGCATCTGCGGGTCGAAGTAGCTCGGGTCGGTGTACTGGTAGGACACCTGCACGATCTGACCCGGCTGAATGTGACCGCCGTTGATGACCCGCGAGATGGTGTAGGTGGCGTTGTTGGTGCCGATGGTGCCGTCGAGGTGCACGATGGTGTAGTCGGTACCCTGGACGTAGACCTCGCCGGTGTTGGGGTTGCGCACCTGCAGGGTCGCGGTGTTGATACCCTGCTGACCGAGGGTGCGGTTGACCGCTGGGGTCTCCTCGTCGGTGTCGGGGTTGATCATCAGCGACTCGACCGCCGTGCGGTAGCCGATGGCGACACCAAACAGCGCCACGGCTGTGGGCATTGAGGGGTTGACTGCCAGCTGTGGCCCCTGGATCGTCTCGGTGTAGACGCCGGGAGGCAGGTAGCGGCTAAGGTCCACTGCGGCCATCAGCGATACCCTTCACACTCGGAAGCTCTCTCCCTGGTTCCGGTATCGGGGCGTGCTTTTCACAGGCTGCGCTCAAGGAATCCCCGTCCGTAAGGGTGGGGAGGAGCTCAAAGGCTCACCGGCGGCGTCGGCGCCGGGTACACGGCCTGGCTGGCCACGTCGACCCGGGTCAGGGTGTAGGTGCCGTCGTGGCGGTGCAGGATGTTGTAGTGGCCGATCATGTCGACGGCGTAGCCGTCCTCGTAGGCCAGCTGCTCGCCGTCCCAGGGTGTTCCGATGTTGGTGTTCTGGCCGATCGGGTAGATCGAGTCGGTGACCAGCGACATGGCGATGTGTGGGTTGTCGGCCAGGGCGGCGTGCAGGCTGCGCAGCTGCTTGGCGTCGCGCTGGGGGTCGGTGAGCACGGCCTGGGGGTGCCGGGAGAACGACAGCATGGCGATGATGTGGTCGGACACCCGGTCGCGGTCGCGGTTGGTCAGGGCCACCACCGCGAAGGTCAGGCGGCCGCGCACCTCGAACTCCTGCACGGTGCACCACTGCCCGTCGTGCTTGACGATCTGTTCGTGGCTGACGCCGGAGCGGTTGAGGCCGGTCAGGGAGAACTGGACCCACACCCCGGGGTAGTGCAGCTGCTCGACCGGGTACTCCAGGTCGATGTAGACGTGGTTGTCGGGCAGCTCGTTGTGCCGGTCGTCGACGCGGTCACGGTGGGTCAGCACGTGCATGCCGACGCCGGTGAAGCCCTCGCGCACGGCGGTGACGACGGCCCGCTTGATGACCTCGATCACCCCGCCCTCGGCGCCGCGCGGCAGCGGTCGGTTGACCGGCACGTACGGCTTCGGCCAGTCGTAGTCGGACATGAAAATGCTTGGCGCGTAGCGATCTTCGTCACTCAACGCGGCCTCCTGTGAGCACTCGCATCAGCGTGGTCTTCAGCTGGGGCCCCGACTCGGTGATGGCCCGCTGCAGCGCGTTCTCCATGAAGTTCTTGGGCTTGAGCCCCGGGTGGCGCCAGCGCTGGTCGCGCCACTTGCGGATCCCACCGGGCAGGGTGACCCAGCCGGGGGTGCCCACCCCCTTGGCGCGCACGAAGTGCACGCCGTCGGCGTCGCGGATGGGCACGACGCGCCCCTCGGCCCACCACATGACGAACGGCCGGATGCCCCGGTTCTGGTGCATCAGGTACTTGGCGGTGGTGCGCAGGCCGACCTGGCCGTCGTTGGCGATCGGGGTCATGGCCTGTATCGAGCGCTCCGACCAGTTGCGCGACTTGATGTCCTCGCGCACGAATTGCAGTGCGCGCTGGCTGATCTGGATGCAGGTCTCCTTCGGCACGAGCACACGCACGGCCCATCACCCGCCGATCGGTGGGGTGGCGTACGGCGGGACGGGGTCGCGGCTCGGTCGCGGGAAGCGGCGG